GATCCGCGTCCGTCCAGAGGTGGTACTCCCACCCTGGGTGGAGCAGGCGCCAGCCGGCGGCGAACTCGGAGAACTCCGCCGGCATTGCGCTGCCGGTCCAGTACTGATGCAGGATCATCTCCAAGCGATTCACGCGCACACCACTTCCACGACCACCGTTTCTCCAGGGCGCCCCGAGGGTTCGACTGAGATGACCCTGCTGTGGTAGTCGCCGATCGTGACGAGCGAGTCCGCGGCGAAGAGAGATTCGTCGTCCGGATGCACGTGCAGGGTCAGCTCCGAGACCACCTCGGCGCCGCTTGCGTCGCGCACGAGGCGGCGCGTCCAGGAGACCTTGCAGGCGACCGCGATGCCGTCCGCCCTGACGGGTCCGTAGGCGCCCTCTCCGGTGCGCGTCTCCACCGTGACTTCGTCGCGCAGCAGTCTGCGTGAGACGCCTCTCATCACTCGGCCGGCTCCGGAGCGTTGACGACGATGTAGCCGTCGTCGCTGAAGAGCGCGGCGACGTCACCCTCGAGCGAGGGCAGGGGAAGGTCAGTCGTGAGGGTGACCGTCCCGACGCCGAGCCGTCCGGCGGCACGCCTGACGGCACGCTTCTCGTCGGCCGTCAGGTAGACGCCGGAGGCGGTGACGACGCCGGCACGCCATGTATAGGAGCCGATCGTCTCGCCCTGCAGCCCGGCGGGGTTGTCGAACGCCCGCCGGGCTGCCTCGCATACGACCGGCAGCAGGGCCGCCGGCACGGTGGCACTCGTCCAGGGAGCGTCCAGGTCAGCGACGTCCAGGATCAGCGCCGAAGCGTCTTCGAGGAGAGCATTCACCTGGGCGATCTCGTCCTCGGTGAGAGTCACGCCCCAGCGCACCTCGCAGTCGGTGTATGCGGCGAGCGCGGCCATGGATCACGCCGTGAAGTCAGGCACGCGAACGTACTCGAAGAAGAAGATCCCCGAGTAGCCGGAGGTGTCGGCCGAGCCGAAGGCGGCGATGTAGTCGCCCTCCGGGACCTTCGGCAGCGAATCGGCGGCGTCGCCGTTGGCGAACCCGGTGACGGCGGTGCCGTGCGAGTCGGCCTGCGCCGCGGCGGCGAACAGGTCGGTCCGATCGTGCGCGCCGGCCACCGTGGCGGCGTTGCCGACGGTGATGTTCGCGACCCCCGCGGAGTTGACCAGCCCGTAGAGGAAGGCGCGGGTCACGATGATGTCGCAGGCCTCCGGGTTCTGGATGTAGCCGAGGCAGCCGGCCGCATCTGCGCTGTGCGCGGCCTGCCCGGTGAGCGCGAAGGAGCACAAGCCGCGCTCCGTGGTCCAATCGACCTTGCTTCCCATGTCGTTGTCTCCTTCTCTGCGGGCCGGACCGCCTCACCGACGGTCCAGCCCGCTATGGTGTGCGTCAGGTGGTCGGGTTGGTGGAGACCCCAGCGCCGGCGTTCGGCGCCGGGTCGGCGGTGTAGATGTGGGTCACGACGTCGGCCCAGCCGGAGTTGACCCCGACCAGCTGGCAGCCGCGCAGGATCACGAAGTGCGTGTTGCCGGCGGCCGGCATGTCGAAGGCGTTGCTGATGCCGTTCGCCCAGTTCGCCGTGTAGTTGAAGAACAGGCAGTCGTCGAAGATCGTGTCGCGCAGGTCGCCGGCGCTGTTGTCCACCACGGCGAGGAACTTGCCGGCCGTCTCGGAGTAGCTGCGGATGTCGCAGGCGATGAAGCGGTTGCGCGCCCCGGCGACGATGAGCTCGGCGTTGGCGGCCGTGCGGATCACCGAGTCGAGCCCGATGGTGCAGCGCGCGAAGGTGTTCTCCGAGCCGCTGACCTTGAGCGAGTAGGAGCCCGCTCGCGTAGCCGCCGCCGCGACACCGGTGGATCCCATGCCGGCGACGAACACGTTCTCGAGGTAGTTGCGCTCGCCCGAGACCAGTACGCAGGCTCCGTCCTCAGCCTTGTCCTTGCCGTCGAAGAACTGGATGTTCTTCACGATGCAGCCGGAACCCGAGAGCGTGAACAGGGTCGCGAGGTCGTTGGCCGCGGTGTTGACGATGCGGCAGCGCTGGCCCATGCCCGGCAGATCGCCCGAGAGGCCGACCAGGTGCGTGTAGCTCTTGGCCCAGTCGATGGCCGCCGTGGGGTTGTCGGCGGTGGGCCCGCCGACGAAGAGCACGACGTCGTTCTGGTTGGTGACGCACTTGGCGTAGGCCGCGGCCACCGTCTTCAGCGGCTTCGACCACTTGGTGCCGGGGTTGGTGTCGAGCCCGCTCACCGGGTCGACGATGTAGACGTTGCTGTTCGGACCACGCGGCACGTTCGCCAGCGCAGCGGAGATGTCGAGCGGGTAGAGGCCCATCAGATCCTCACTTTCGGGGTCAGGCGGTCAGGAGCGAGAACGGGCAGCGCGTGGCGTCCGTCTCGTTCATCTTGTTGGGCGGGTTCGGCATGGCGAAGCCGAGGCGCATGACGCAGCGCAGCGCGGCGGAGTCCTGCTGCATGAGGTTGAGCACGATGTGACCGGTGGCGTCGCTGATGACGCCCTCGGTGAAGATCTGGTAGGTCATGTCCTGGCGGATCGCGTAGACCAGCTGGTCCCACTGGCCGACGATGTCCAGAGCCTGAGCAGCGCTGACCGACCCGTCCGTCGGGAAGTACGTCGGGGCGCCGTCGATCTCGTAGCGAGTGGCGTCCTGGGGCGCGGTGGTGAAGAGCGGCACGCCGTCGGTGCTGCGGCAGTTGCGCAGGCGGCCACGAAGAGCGGTGGCGGCGACGTGACCGGTCGCCATGTAGCCGTCCGCCTCGAGGCGCATGAGCTGGCCGTCGGCGGCACCATCTGCGGACTCGCCGGCGATGGCCTCGTAGAGGTCGGAGAAGCCGGCGATCGAGGCGACGTTCCCGGCCGCCGTGGCGACGGTGACGAGGCCGGCCCCGCCGAGGTCCGTGGTCCACGTGGCGGGGATGTTGGTGCCATAGGCCACGGCGCCCCAGATGGTGCGCGAGAAGGCCATCTCGATCTCGGGCTTGGACTCCCCCCAGATGTCGTAGTCGACGTCGTCGACGACGGCCAGCGGGATCGGCAGGATGACGGCGATCTCCTCGGCGTCGATGTACTTGTTGGTCCAGTCGACTTCGGTCGTCTGCTTGAGGCCGGTGTCGCCGGAGACGAAGTAGGCGTAGGGGCTGGCGCCGAACATCGGCATCCGCACCTGGGCGGCTGACATGTTCGGCAGCTGCCGCGCCAGCTGCATGAGCGGGTTGATCTTCGGGACGCTCTTGATGATGTCCCGGCTCACGTCTTCGGGGATGAGCGCGCTTACCTCAGCGCGCCCCGTGATGTTTGCATAGCCCATGGATAGTCCTCGATTCCGTTCCGGTTACATGTGCTTGCCGACGATCGCCTGGCGGATGCTCTGGTTGATGGCCTGGTTCCCGTCGCTCGACTCTCCCCCGGCTGAAGCGCCGGAGCGGAGCCGCTCTTTCGGCCGTGTCGGCTTGCCGGCGGCGGCGCCGTCATCGCCACCGCTGTTCTTCTGACCGAACGAGGTGAGCAGCTCATCGGCGTCCGCCTCGAGCTCCTCTTCGGTCGCGCCCACGAGGCGCTTCGCCTGGGCCTCTGTCAGGCCCTTGCGCATCGCGACCCGCATGCGCAGCAGCTCGCCCTGGGCGGAAGCGGCTGCCTTCTCCGCGGCCGTCGTCTTCTCAGCGAGCTTCTGGGTCTCGGTCTTGCTGGCTTCCTCCAGCTCCTGCAGGCGACGGGCAGCATCGGCGTTGGCCTTGGCCTGCGCCTCGTGCTTGCGTGACATCGCCTTCCACTTGGCGACCTCGTCGACATCGCCAGAAGGCGACGAGCCGGCGCCCGTGTCGGGCGGCGCAGACGAGCGTTGCTGGTCCTGACCATCCTTGTCCTTCGAGTCCTTCTGGTCCGTATCCACGTCTCGCTCCCGTGTCGGGTTAGCTTCGGTGACAGCCGTGGCGGCGGTCACAGGTCTCATTGGTTGCCGAGCACCGGCGTGAAGTCGGCGCCCACCTCGTGGAGCTCGCCACGGCCGAGGGCCGTGCGGAACTCATTCAGTGATCCGGTCTCGTTCCACAGGGCGCGATACTCGCGGCTTCTGCCGGGCCACTCGTAGCCCTCGCCGTACTCGATCTCGGGCTGGCAGGAACAGTTCCCGTGCGGCTCGAAGCTGGCGGTCTCCTCCGACCAGTAGACCGGTCCGCGGCTGGCCAGCATGGCGCAGAAGGCGCAGGGGTCGCCGCTGGTCACGCGGGCGAATCGGAGCTTGCTGCGCCGCGCCTCGCCCGTGATGGTGTCGCTGCCACCGAGCAGGACGAGGCGGGCGATGTCACCGGAGACACGGACGGCGCCGTGCCGCATGGCCTGGCGGAACGGCTGGCCGGACTTGAGCGCCTGATAGACGCCGCCACGGGCGCTGGCCCCGACGACGGTCCGTATCTGCTCCTCAGCGCGTTCCTTGGCGAGCGCAGCGAAGGTCGTCTCGACAGCCGCCGCTGCCGACTTCGGGTCGGCGGCCAGCATCTCGATGCGCCGGTACTGCCGCAAGTACCCCTGCGCTATGAGCGCCGACTGCTGAGACCGCGAGTGCACGAGCAGGACCACCGCATCCTCGACGGGTCCTTCGGCTGCCAGGCCGGCCACAGGCTCATGACCTCCCTGACGACCTTGGCCCGCAGCGCGAGTTGCTGACGCCGGTGAAGCTGCGTAAGCCGGTTGCCTGCCTCGCTGATCGCCATGCTCAGACCTCGGTCGCCTGCACCCGCAGGAGTTCCTCAAGGCTGGCGAGGGAATCGCCGCGAGCGGCCGCGTCCTTCCAGCGGGCGACGTCCTTCGTGCTCACGCCGGGGATCTTCTCCCACAGCATCTCCGGCGGGATCATGAGCATCTGCGCCATCTTGCCGAGCGCGTCGACGGTGGCCGCCAGGGCCCGCGCCTCCGTGTCGCGCCAGCGCACCTCGGCCCCGTAGTCGACCGTGCGTCCAGCCATCTCATCGCCGAGCTCGAAGACCTGTTCCCAGCTCTCGCCGAACACGGTCTGACGCTGCTCTACCTTGCGCTGCTTGGACGCCTCAGCCGCGGCCAGCGCCTCAGCGGAGAGGTTCACCAGCTGGCCCACCAGCTCGTGGGCCGGCGTCTGCGACACCGAGGCGAGGTGTCGGATGCTCGCTTCCCGGGAGTCGAGGTAACCCTTGAGGTCGGTCTGGGAGAACTCCCCGACGGCCATCTCGTCCTTGTTCTCCTCGAACGTCCACAGCCGCGACGCCATCGCCGTGAGCTTCTGCTCCTCCGTCTCGGCGAGCCAGCCGAGCACGTAGCGCTGGCGAAAAGCCCCGTAGTGCTGGGCGACGAGCAGGCCAAAGGTCGTGACGTCGATCTGGTCCTGCAGGACCATGAGGTCGTCGATCTCGCCCAGCGTTTCATCGTCGAGGTCGTCGATGGGGCGAAAGCGCACCGCGGGCACAACGCCGACGCCGTGGATGTCCTCCGAGACGTAGACGGGAGCCGCAGAACCGCGGACGCTGAGCCAGTAGACGCGGTCCTGGTCGAATAGGCGGTACAGCGTCTCCTTGGGGTCGGCGGACAGGCGTCGCTCAAGTGCCCACATCGGCCAGTCGTCCTCGCCATAGACCGCCGTCATGTTGCGCGGCGAGATCCCCCGGATGGCGGCGACCGGCTCCCCCGGCAACACCGTGACGTAGGATGCCCCGTACGCCAGAGCGGCGCGGTGGACGCCGATCTGCCGGGAGTCCATACGGTTGCGCTGCCAGAGGCCCCAGGCCTCGGAGTTGTCGTCGACCCCGCGGGCGCGGTATCCGTCCACGTACATGGACTGCGTGACCGACTCGACGACCAGCCGGAGCATGTTCACCCTGGAGATCCTGGCGAGGCGCCTGATGTCTGCGTCGGGGACTCCGTTGACCCAGCTCACAGGCTGGGTGCCCCGCAGGTAGGAGCGGATGCGGTTCAGCCTGGGGGACTCGTCGGCGCGCCACTTCAGCATGAGGCGGCACTGCTCCACGACTTCGCTCTTGTCCAGGGCCACAGATGCACCTCCTCGGGTGGTGGTCAGAAGAAAGCCGCGCCAGTCTTGCGTGAGCGTCGGCGCTTACGCTCCGGCAACGCCAGGTACACCTGCCGCGCCATACGGGCGAGGATGAGGGCGGCCAGGGCGTCGACCTTGCGGCCGCTCTCGCGGTGCTCCTTGCCGAACGACACGCCCCAGGCGTTCGGGCGCCGGCGGGCGTTGTGGACGTGCTGTCGCACCCGGGCGTCGCCGTCGTGGCGGAAGGCCTGCTCCGTGATCTCGTTGTGCGTGCGCTCTGCGCCGTCGGTCGTGAACTCCTTCTGGCGAGCGCGCATGTCCCAGGCGATGCGGTGCTTGGGTGACGCGAAGGCGCAGAGCTCGCGGCCGCGCTCGCGACCCAGTTCCTGCGCCCAGCGGTCGACATAGGACTCCCACGGGTGCAGATCGGAGAAGAACGCCACCACGTCGTAGTGCTCGAAGGCGGCGCGCACCGCCCGGTCTATCTCCGCACGCGGCGCCTGGCCGCCGTGCCGCTCCGGGTCCCAGACGCCGAGCGTGAAGGTGAAGCCGTCGGAGACACGGCAGCCCATGAGGGCACTGTGGTCGTCGGTCAGCGAACCGTCGAAGCCGAGCGTGACTACCTCGCCGGCGACGACCTTCTCGGCGCGGTCCGCGAGACCGTCCCACTCCTGCGGGGTCACCCAGGCGTCCTCGGTGGCCACGATCTGGTTGTAGTAGAAGCGGCGGGACTGGCTGGGAGCGTTGCGGGGGTCGAGGATCTCAGCGACGAGGCGCTCGATGTCGAGCCAGGTCGAATCGCCGCGCACGGCCTCGAGCACCGCCGGCGCATCCTCGGCGCAGAGCCGGGCCTCGGGCGGCGCCTCCAGTGAATCGTAGACGAACCCGACGTCCGCTGAGCGGCCGGCCTCGATCTTCTCCCAGGCCTCGCGGGCGAGTTGCGCGACAGACTCCTCGCCGGGCTCGTAGGCGTTCGTGATGGAGAGCGCCCGGGCCTGGCCATCCTTGCTCTTCGCCAGGTTGCGCGCGATGACGCGGTCCATCGCGTGGCCCTCGTTCGTCGTGAGCCAGTGATGCGTCTCGTTGCGCAGCACGAAGGTCGAGCGCGCACCCTCCATCGTGCGTGGAGAACTGGTCACAGCCTCGATGCGCTGCGCCCCGTGGTGGGCGTAGATGATCTCCTTGCCCAGGTCGATCTCGTACTCCTTCAGCGCCGCCTTGGTGAAGTAGGCGGGAAACAGGGTCATCGTGTTCTTGGTCTGCGTGATCGAGACGGCCGCCGTCTGCACCCAGGCCTGCGGGTGCGAGATGCCGGCTGGATGCTCGTTGCCCCACGGGTCCTGGACCACGGCCCCGCCCGGATCGACGCGACAGGGCCCGACAAACTCGAGTGCACAGAGCGTCGCCCCAAGCGGGTCCTTGCCGTGCCCCTTCATGCGCTGGAAGACGCCGTCCCGGTAGACGAAGCGGCCTGCGTCGTCGACCGCGTACCAGTGGAGAAGGAACCTCAGCTGCTCCGGCGTGTAACGCCAGGGGCGTCCGTCCTCGTGCTGCAGCCACTCGGAGGCCCAGCGGACCGCGTGCCAGCCGAGCGTGCGCTCCGGCAGGTACCAGCCGCTCGAGTGCTCCAGGTCCCTCTTCCAGGTCGGACCGATGCAGACCGGCTCAACCGCCGAGCGCGTCGCGGTACTCATCCATCACCGAGACGGGGGCCAGCTTTGGCTCCGGCTTGCGCTGGATCTCGATGCCGATGCGGCGACGGTCGCCCTCGGTCACGCCCAGGGCGGCAAAGGCCTTGAGGTAGGCGGCCAGCGACCCGCCCTTGAGCGGCACGGTGGCGCGGACGACCTTCCCCGTGATGATGCTGACGCCGACCGCCTGCGGTTTCAGGTCGCGGCTCATCGCCTCGGCCAGCAGGTAGGCGGCCGCCCAGTCGGAGGGCTCGTAGAACTTCGCCTGGCCGGAAGTGCGGAGCGACTCGTACACGCGCCTCGCGATCGGGTGCCAGCGTTGCTCAGCCGGCGGGACCTCGACCTCTCCGGTGGTCTCGACCTTCGCGACCGGGATGTCGGGCGCGTTCTGCCGGCGGCGCTCCTCGGAGCGCTTCGGTACCGGTCCTCTGGTGCCCATGTCGGGCCTCCCGATGGAAAGGGCCCCGTGTCGGGACCCCGTTGCTGGTCGGGCGGTGAAACCCGTAGTCGACCTCTGGTGCTATGCTCCCCGGCTCGGCGCGTTGCGTGGTCGGGGTCACCCCCCACCCCGGTCGGTCAGCCCCGGATGTCGCTCCTCCGCCCTTTTGCGCGGCTGCGCCCTCGGGTTCTGCGCGTTCGCCTCGCGCGACGTCTTGGCCGCATGGCAGGGGCGCTCATGGATCGCAGCGAGGTTCGCGTCCTCTTCCCCGCCGCCCATGCTGACCGGCACGATGTGGTCGACCTGGTTGGCTCCTGGCCGCCCACAGACGTAGCAGATCCCTTGGTCGCGTCGCAGGACGCGCTTCCTGATGCGGCCCCAGTCACGGGGCAGCGGCTTGGTGCGCCTACTCTGCGACATAGCGCATCAAGCGGCGTGCTTCGTAGGCTGAGGAAGGAAGCACGTAGCACGGCTCGATGCGCCCAGCGTTCAGGCGCTCGACCTCGTTACGCTCCCAGTGGGTGAGGTCAGAGGCGACGCACTGCTGTGGTGCCGTGTCGTCCACCATGGCCTCGAGGATGCGCCGGCGCGCCGTCTCGGCATGAGCCACTGCGCGGTTCTCCGCGGCGCGGCGTGAGACTTCAAGGGCGATGCGCTCTGCCTCCGTGAGCTTCGGCGCCTTGCGGCGTCTCCGTTTGGCCTGGCCCTTGCGCCTGCTCACACTGACCCTCTACCTATGTGCTGTGAGAGTGGTGCATGCCGGGCGTCAAATGGACCCTCTTCAGTGGCACAGCAGGCTCGCAGATGGAGAAGCGCTGAGTGGTGCTGCCTAACCACAGTGGAGTGGTCGCAGCCGATGCCACGTGCGATACGCCTGAGGCTCCAGCCGTCGGCGTAGTGGAGCTGGATGATCAGCGTCTCGCGATCGGTGAGGATGTCCTCTGGCACGACACGACGGTATCCAGACGACCTGTTCGAAGAGGCGGACACACTGCCAGGATGTGCCACAAGATATGCCCACCCTTCTCCACTTCAGGTGTGAAGAAGTGCGCTGAATCAGGCTCGTTCGTGCTTGGGGCGACACGCGACAGCCTCGAGCCTGACGATGCTCACATCGCCCCTCAGGGGGGATGCAGATAGCCTCAATCAGCGCCGGATGTGCCCACCCCTGTGCCAGTATCGTCCGCCAACAGGCCGCCGAGGCTCGTCTCCAGGCGCTCCACGGCAAGTGCGTCGTCGTCGGCCAGGACATGGCTGTAGACCTCTGCGGTGATGGCCGAGGAGGCGTGACCGAGGCGCTTGGACACGGCGTCGAGGCGCACTCCGGCGCGCAGGAGCTGCGTGGCGTGGGTGTGGCGCAGATCGTGGAAGCGAACGCCCGTGCCGAGACGCTTCCAGCCGCCGGAGAAGGTCGACTGTTGCCACGATCTGCCGTCCCTGGCCGGAAACACGAGGTCTCTGTCGTGCCAGCGTTCTTCCGCAAGGCGTTCGGCGGCCTGGGCCTTGCGGTGCGCACGCAGCGCGGAGACAGTCGCAGCCATCAGCGTGATCGGTGAGTGTTTCGCGCTGCCCTTCGTGCGCCGCACCTGGAGTACGGCGCCGTCGAGATCCACGTCAGCCCATGTCAGGCGCAGCAGTTCGCCGGCGCGCATCCCGGTGGTCACTGCGACCAGCGCCGGAGCTGCGAAGCGCGTGCCCTTGACCACCGCCAGCATGACCACAGTCTCCGGCTCGGACAGCGCCCTCATGTGCGTCTTGCGCGGCTTCGGAGGAGTCACAGCGTCGAGAGGGTTGTCCGTGAGCAGGCGCCACGCGACCGCCTTGGCGAAGGCCGCTCGCAGGCGCTTGTGGCGCTTGCGGATGGTGTTGGGAGAAAGCGCGGTCTCCTGGTCGAACCACTCCTGCCACTGCAACGGGCGCACATCTGCGAGCTTGGTCGCGGAGATGGCCTTGGGGATCTGGCGAACGACCGATTCGTCGCTGTCGACGCTGTGGGCGCTGCGCTCCTGGGTGCGCTCGTGTGCGATCCAGCGCTTGAGGTAGGCGCCCACGGTCTGCGTGTGCGGCTCGAGCATCGACTCCCGGTGCTTGCGCTCCAGCTTGGCCTTGGCCGCGTTGCGCGCCTCGGTCCTGGTGCGCCTGATCGCGTTCGCCCTCAGCCGGCGGCCGCCGGAGCCCTCCGACTCGAAGGCACGCCAGCGGCCGTCGTCCAGCTGCTCCACCCATCCCAAGACGTTCACCCCGTCGGTCTGCTCTTACGACGATCTCAGTCTACGCCCGGCCACACGCCTCCGCTGGTGGATAGCGCACCTCGACCTCTGCGCGCTCTTCGCTGCCCTGCACGCGCTCGGCCTTGATGCTCGTCACCTGGCAGTCGTCGGCGTAGGCCACGCCGTTCAAGCCATCACAGACCGCCTTCACGACGTTGTCGAGATCGCGCCGGTGCAGAGTCGCGAACACGCAGCGGATGACGAGCTCGACCGGGCCCACGTAGCCCGCCCGCCGCCTCCCTCTCGTGGCGACGAGGAAGGCGGCGGCGACGGAGCGCTCGTAACGCTGCGTCTTCGATGGCGTGTAGACCCTGCCGCCTCTGCCAAGGCGGGGGCGCTCCTTTGCCTGGGGCTTGCCGGGAACCACGAAGGCGACGTGGTCGCTCATGCAGTCTGCTCCACGGCCTCCGCGGCGACGCCGCACGGGCTGCCCTGGTCGGCCGCCGCGATCAGCAGCCGCCGACCGTGGTCGCGCTCCTCGATGATGGCGTGGCGGTCGCGCTTGCCACCGAAGGCATGGGTCAGTTCGTCCTCGCGGAGCACCTGCCACGCCATCGGGTTGGCGCCGGGGTGCGCGGCGACGTAGTCGAAGACCATCTCGTCGTACCTGGTGAACTGGCCGACCTCGGTGACGACCGGGTTCTCCTCACCGGGCCAGACCATGACGACGACGGGCTGCGGGGTGTTGTCCGCGATCCGCCCGCTGCCCTTGCACATCTTGCACTTGCCGTTGCCGTTGCGGCTGCCGTCCTTGGCGAACGGGCGGCCGTCGCCATCGCAGGCCCAGCAGGTCTTGGTGTGCTCGGGCTTCACGTACCCGCCGCAGCCCTCGGCGTAGCCGGTGGTGCAGCCATCGCACTCGGCGGGGCCGCTGTCGGCGCCGGCGCAGTCTGAGGGCTGGTCCTCGATGAACCCGCCGATGCACTCGCCCTCTGCTCGCGGGCCGTCCATGGTCTCGACCGTGGTCGTCACCTCGCCAGTCACCGGGTCGACGTCGGGGCTCACGCGGCCAGATGACGCCGTGACCGTGATGCCATCGGTGTCGAGGGCGCCAGTGTTGACCACGGTGTTGACCAGGGCGACCACGTCTTCGACGGTGGTGATGGCGGCTGCTGACGCGCGCCCCCTCTCGCGCTCCAGGACAGTGTCGATCTCGGCCACGAGTGCCCGAGCCGTCGCCACCTTCTCCTCCGCCTTCTCGTAGGCCCTGGCGATCTTCTCGTCGTCGGCGAGGTTGTCGAGAGCGGTCCTCGCCTTCTCCAGCTGCGTCGCGTGGTAGGTGCGCAGTCCCTCGAGGATCTCGAGATTCGTCTTCGGGAACATCTCGGTCTGGGTGGTCATGGGGTCCTCCACTGGCTTTCTGTGTCGTAGCGCCGGAAGGACGGAAGGATGAAATCCCTACTCTCCCCTTTAACACGTATATATGGGGGTTTTTCACGTATAGCTAGGAGTTTCAAAGAATCATCCTTCCGTCCTTCTACTTCCTGCAAATCGGCAATTTTTCATCCTTCCGTTCGTCCTTCTGTCGTCCTTCCGCGTCCTTCCGGTTTGCACTACGACGATGCTCAAAACGGGAACTCGTCGGAAGGACCGGAAGGATGGTCGGAAGGACGGGACGTCCTGTAGCGGTCCCATCCTTCCGACCCAAGATCGCGTTGACGAAGGACCAGGTCCCTGACGACCGCTCGACGATGGGGCTGGTTCTGACCCCGCTTCACGCCGTGCTCGGCAAGCCGAGACGAGAGCTGCTGCAGGGTCATAGGCCGCTTGATTCCAGAAGACGAGCACCACAGCACGTAGCGTGAGAAGACGTCGGCGAGCAGCGTTTCACTGCCCGCAGCCGGCTCGAGCTCCTGCTCGATGAACTGGCCGATGACGTCGATCTCGTTGCGGTAGGCGGCAGTCTCGACGAGCACGCTTGTGGGCGGGTCGAGGCCGGCCTCCTTCCAGCGCTGGTAGCCGTCCACCATCCAGTTGAAGATGCCCGGCAGTTCGTCGGCGAGCTTGTGCATCAGCCCAGCGTCCTGGTCAGGCTCAGGAATGGAGACCTCGAAGCCCATCTTCAGGAAGCGCCGCCAGAAGCCCTGGTCGGCACCCTCCAGGCGAGGGAGGTGGTTGGTGGAGAGCAGGAGCGAGAAGCACGGCCGGAAGACCGTGGACTGGCGCGCATACATGCCCCGCGGGGAGACGTGCTCGCCGCCCGTGTACTGCTTGAGCAGGGCCTCGTCGAGCTTGTGGTGGTAGCCCGACTCGGTCGCCGTGACGAGGCGTTTGCCGGCCAGCTCGACGAGGTCCTGGCGCTGCGCTGCTCCGGCTGACTCGGCTCCGACGCACCAGGTCGTGAAGTCGGTGGTCGCGGCGTAGTCGCCGAGTATGGCGGCGAGAGTCTCCACGGTGACTGTCTTGCCGTTGGCGCCTGTGCCGTAGGGCATGAGGATGCGCTTGTTGTCGGATGGCGCGACCCCGGAGAGCGCTCTTCCTGCCCAGCGCTGCAGGAAGAGGATGAGCTGTACGTCGCGGCCGAGGATGCGGTCGAGGTGGCCGGTCCACAGAGGGCATGCCGCCTCCGGGTCATAGGCGACACCGGCCAGGTGTGTCATGCGGTGGCTCGGCGAGTGTTTCGCGAGCTTACGCTTCTCCATGTCGAAGACACCATTGCGCAGGTTGACCAGGTGAGGCGCGGCGTCGAATGTGGCAGCGCTCGTCCGCAGCTCCGGTTCTATCTGGGCGAGCCGCAGGATCGAGGAGAGTCCGCGGGCGGACGCCGCTTGCGTGACGAAGCGCATGAGCGTCTTGTCATCCTGGCCGGCCGCCGCTCTGCGCATCCCTGCAACGGTCTGCTGAACAAGCAGGAGGGCAGCGTCCTCATCGCTCACGAAGCGGCCTGTCGGCCGTTCGTAGACAAGCCAGCGCCCCCCGGCGTACCAGATGAGTCCCCTGTGCTGCCGGGCGAAGAGGTGGGCAGACCCGGACTCGGTCAGCTCTTCAGGGAGTCGTGGCTCCGGGGTGTTGTTCCTGGCCTCGGCCTCGGCGTCAGCCTCGGCCAGCACCGCGTCGATGATGCCCTGGGGATCTGCGTACAGCCCCCGTAGAACCTCGAGCTTCGTCGAGATCTCGACGGCACGCTCGAGCGGCTCCATGGAGGCCAGCCCACGGGCCCAGAAGCGCAGCGGGTTGCCGTCTCCATTACCCGACACCCTGCCTTCTGCGACGGCCTTTTTGAGCAGCGGGTCCACGGCCGGCTTCTCTTCGGCGAAGGTGGCGGCGAGGTCGTCAGGTGGCATGGTGGTGGGCTGCTGGAGACTCGCCGTGTTGCCAGCGAGCGGAGCGGGCGGCCTTGTACGTATTCAGCCACTCAGTCTGGAAGTCCCCGAGCGGCTCCGTGTCGAACATCTCCCCAATGAAGCGGTCGACGTAGCACATGTTCCAGCCGTCCAGCTCCATCTTCTGCCTGGACATCCTGGCAGCGCGAAGGTGGGAGGCGATGTCACAGAACGAGATCCAGAGCTCTCCGCAATCGAAGCATCCCGTCATGAACGACATTCGCTCGACGGAAACGCCTTCGTCGTCGACGTCAACAACGACCCCGACAGGGCACTCTCCGCTGCGGAGCCCGAGGGCGTAGACTTCGCCTACGCGCAGCCCCATGCGCCCGGTCTTCCTAGCCTCCGAAGTTGGCGCTTCCCTCTTCCTGCTTCCGTTCATCCTGATGTTATGGACGGGGTGCTCCGCCTCGATCGCGGCACGCTCCGCGGCGCGTAGTTCCTCGATGGTGCCGAACTGCTGCATCTCGATCCGCGCGATCTCTCCCCACCAGGACTTGTCCCCGCTATGCTTCTCAAAGCGCCGCGCCGGGTTCCTGGTCATGCCCACATAGAGCAGCTGCTCGTCGGCGGAGAAGAAGCGGTACAGGATGTAGGTGCTACCGCCCATCC